ATTGTCTTCATTTTTTAGTGTAGAGTCATCGGAGTAGATATCCATAGCTGCACCGATTTCAGGATAATCGTCCATCTCTTCAAATCTTTTATACCGCTCTCTCCTGCTCTTTTCAATCTCGGGAAGTTGAAGAGTAGTGCGACTCATAGTACCAATGGCTGGCATATGATCAGGCATCACTACATCAGAATTTTGAACTGTGTCACCCGCTAAGGGGGCCTGGGGTGTAGGACCATCCTCCCCTTGTTTCGCTAAATAGGGAGCCGCTTTAGTAGCAAAGAATCGGGCAAGAAACTGTCCCAATCTTCCACTTGGATAAAAATAAGGCCCAATACGACTATCGGGGCCCCCTGCTCCAAACGAGGTGTAGCCTATAGAGTCTTCATTTAATTTATCTTTATTCTTTACTTCATCAGCCATCGTATATCTTCCTCGTATTCCTGGTCCATGCCGTCATGAATTGTTGTTCTAAACGGC